CTACTGAACACGGTGTAATTGTTGGTCTTGTAAGTGTTCGTGCAGATCTAACGTACCAGCAAGGTCTGGCTCGCATGTGGAGCCGTTCAACACGGTACGATTTTTATTTCCCAGCATTTGCTACGCTTGGTGAGCAAGCGATTCTCAATAAGGAGATTTATGTACGCGGCGATAATAATGATAATGGCGTATTTGGCTATCAGGAACGCTGGGCAGAATACAGATACAATCCCAGCCGAATTTCTTCATTGTTCAGAAGCACTGCTGCTGGAACAATTGACGGATGGCATCTTGCCCAGAAATTTACTGCATTGCCAACATTGAATACATCGTTTATTCAAGATAATCCTCCTGTAAGCCGCGTTGTTGCCGTAGGTGCTGCAGCAAACGGACAACAGTTTATTTTTGATAGCTTTTTTGATTGTAAAAAAGCACGTCCAATGCCAATGTATTCTGTACCTGGCTTGATCGATCATTTCTAATGTTAGGCGCAATATTAGGTATGGCCGCTACGGCTGCTGGAGTTGCTACTGGCAACCCAGCGCTTATTGCTGCTGGTGTTGCTGGTGGTTTATCAGCATTTGGACAAGAACGAACTAATGCACAAAATGCGCAATTAGCTCGTGAGCAAATGCAGTTTCAAGCTGATATGTCGGGAACGTCATATCAGCGTGCAGTTGCGGATATGCAAGCTGCCGGTCTTAATCCTATGCTAGCTTACTCACAAGGTGGCGCATCGACGCCTGGTGGTCAGACTGCAGTTATGCAAAATGCGTTAGGAGCTGGAGCGACTAGCGGTGCTCAAGGTTATCAATTAGCTTTAAATGCTGCGCATAATGTTGCGCAAATTAAGCTAATGGGTGAACAAGCTGGTGCTGCTGGTTCACAAGAAGATTTAAATCGTGCAAATATGAATTTGGCATTAGTTGAGGCAGCAAATAAATCTGCCCAATTGCCTGGACATCAGGCATTTGCCAAACAAGTTGCATCGATTATTAATATGAACAATGCAGCTGCTGCACAGTCTACTGCAAATGCATTGTATAGAAATTACGAAATGCCTGAGGCTAAAGCAGTTGGTAAGCTTTACGAAGGCGATAAAGGTGTATTAATTAAAGGTGCGGAACGCGCCGGTCAAGCTGCAGCTGGACTTGGTATTGGCGCTAGTTCAGCTGCGTCTGCAGTTTCAAATATTTTTAAGCCCGATCAAGGCTCAGATAATCGTCCACGTCCAGGGAGAAGGTAATGACTAAAAAAGCTATTTTTTTGCGAACCCCATACAATTATGATACAGATGCTGCGTCAAATGAGTCAGGGTTGGCTTGTGAGGAGCCAACTCTGGCTCAGCAGCATTTTAAGGAAGAATGTGATATTAATACCATTCTTCAAAAATTTAGTATTACTGGGATCCTACCGGAAGCCCCATTATCGCCACGATACGGCGATTTTACCGGTATTAGTGATTACCATACCGCTTTGAATCGCGTTATTGCGGCTCAAGAAGAATTTGATGGGTTGCCAGCCCCAATTAGGGCTCGTTTTGATAACGACCCATCTAAATTGATTGAATTCTTAGAAGATGATAAGAATCGACCAGAAGCTGAGGAGCTTGGATTGGTCGAAAAAGTCGCTGTTGAAGTCGTAGAAGCGACGAAAGTCACACCTGAAAAGGCGGCTGAATAAGCCGTAGCACAGTTACATTACTTGATGTAACTGTGCTAGGTGACACCAAAACCGAAAATGTACGATAAAAGGAGTTTAAAAAATGATGTATAGAAAACCAGTAAATAAGCGTAAGTCGGCAAAGGCATTTCGCCGAACCGCTAAACGTACAAAAGCTGCAAATATGCAAAAAGCCCCACACCGTGGTGGATGGCGTCTATAACTTATTAAAATGGGTACCTCACATGCCTTGCTATCATCCTATAAGTGCATATCAATGCACAGATGGCAGTATTGTCTTTTATGAAGCTAAAAGACACGATGTGTCTAGATCTTTACAACTGCCTTGTGGGCAGTGTGTTGGATGTAGACTTGAACGCTCACGTCAGTGGGCTATTAGATGTATGCATGAGGCACAAATGCATACACAAAATTGTTTTATAACACTTACATATGACGATGCACATCTCCCAAGCGATAGATCATTACACTATCGAGACTTTCAACTCTTTATTAAAAGACTACGAAAACGGTACCCTGGACGAAGAATACGTTATTACATGGCTGGAGAATATGGTGAAAACTTTGGGCGCCCGCATTGGCATGCGTGTATCTTCGGATTCGATTTCGATGATAAGAAATTATGGAAACGGACTGCCGCTAATTCTCTCTTATATCGATCCAAAGACCTTGAATTACTCTGGCCATTTGGTTATTCCTCCATTGGAGACGTTACTTTTGAATCAGCAGCATACGTGGCTCGATACATTATGAAGAAGGTTACTGGTAAAAATGCTGCAGAGCATTATCAAGAAATTGACCCAGATACTGGGGAAATTACTAATAGGACACCTGAGTTTACGAAGATGTCTTTAAAACCTGGTATAGGTTACGAATGGTATAAGCAATATACTTCCGATGTGTATCCACACGACTATGTTGTAGTTCGTGGTAAAAAAGTCAAACCTCCGAAATATTATGATAAAAAATATAAAATTGATAATCCATATGAGTTTGATGAACTGCTTTACATTCGTGAAAAGTCTGCTAAACTTAATTACGCAGACAATACCTTGGAACGACTTGCTGTTAAAGAGCAAGTAGCCAAGGCAAAACTGCAAAAGTTAAAACGTAACCTCACTTAGGAGCCTCACATGAAATTAGTATTATGTTCAGTTAAAGATCGAGCTGCTGATGCATACGGTCGACCAATGTTTGTCCCATCTGTCGGTGTAGCAATTCGTAGCTTTAGCGACGAAGTTAATCGACAAGATTCTGAAAACCAGTTATTTAATCACCCAGACGATTTTGATTTGTATGAATTTGGTGAATTTGATGATAATACTGGTTTATTTGCTTTACATGATCAACCAAAGTTATTATCCTTAGGAAAACAAGTTAAGATTACTAAGGAATGATTTTAAACAAGCCGTCTCAGCTTTAGCTGGGACGGAATTAGCTTAGGAGCTTGCACACATGCACCGTAATAAGTCTGTTGACGTACACCAATTTACGATGATTCCAAAAGCCGATATTCCTCGGTCATCGTTTGATTGTCAATCTACTCATAAAACAACGTTTGATGCTGGTTATTTAGTACCAGTTTATGTTGATGAAATGCTCCCGGGTGATACATTTCGGTTAAATATGACGGCATTTGCCCGTCTAGCTACTCCAATTTATCCAGTTATGGATAATATGTATTTGGATAGTTTCTTTTTCTTTGTTCCAAATAGACTTATTTGGAGCAATTGGCAAAAGTTTATGGGACAACAAGCGAATCCAGGTGATTCGATTTCTTATGTTGTTCCCCAACAAGTATCGCCTGCAGGCGGATACGCGATAGGTTCATTACAAGATTATATGGGTTTACCCACAGTGGGACAGGTGTCCAATACTGGAACGGTATCCCATTGCGCTTTTTGGCCTCGTGCGTATAACTTGATTTGGAATGAATGGTTTAGGGACGAGAATTTACAAAATTCCGTTACTGTTGATACTGGTGATGGTCCTGATAACGTAGCAAATTATACGTTGTTACGTAGAGGCAAACGCAAAGATTATTTTACATCTGCGTTGCCTTGGCCACAAAAAGGTACTAGCGTTTCCTTACCGCTAGGTACCTCTGCTCCTATTAATATTAATGGTACTACTGGTACAGTTGTTGGTGTTTATAGTACTATCGATGGTGGTAATCGTAATTTTACTACCTCAGGTGGCAATGTTGTTATGGGTGGTGGTGCTCCTGGTGCTTCTTTATATGCAGATTTAAGTGCTGCTACTGCAGCAACTATTAATCAACTGCGTCAGTCATTTCAAATTCAAAAGCTTTTAGAAAGGGATGCTCGTGGAGGAACTCGTTATACAGAAATTATTAGAGCCCATTTTGGCGTTATTTCACCCGATGCTCGTTTACAGCGTCCTGAGTATATTGGTGGTGGTTCTACTTCTATTAATATTAATCCCATTGCTCAAACGTCAGGTACGAATGCAAGTGGAACAACTACCCCTATGGGCACACTTGCTGCTATGGGTACTGCCTTGGCTCATAATCATGGGTTTACTTATTCGGCTACTGAACACGGTGTAATTGTTGGTCTTGTAAGTGTTCGTGCAGATCTAACGTACCAGCAAGGTCTGGCTCGCATGTGGAGCCGTTCAACACGGTACGATTTCTATTTCCCAGCATTTGCTACGCTTGGTGAGCAAGCGATTCTCAATAAGGAGATTTATGTACGCGGCGATAATAATGATAATGGCGTATTTGGCTATCAGGAACGCTGGGCAGAATACAGATACAATC